TCCGCTGTCGGTAACACTATAGAATTACTTTTCCTGAACCAGAGGATCGGATTCCCTGCCTGACAGTATTGTGACGGCATCCTGCTATCACTGGCAGGATGCGGAAAGTGCCGTAAACAGGGAGTTTGTGGGAATTGGCAGGGATTTCAGGGTGTGTTTTTGGCGCACCTTGTTTTAGCTGTAGTAAAAGCAGCGTGTGTTATAACACAGTATTTCAGGAGACAGGAGGGCTGAAAGAATGAAGAGGAAGTTCTGGAACTGGATCAAAAATGACGCAGGCGGGGAGGAAGAGCGCACCCTCGTGCTGAACGGTGAGATTTCGGATGAAACATGGTACGGGGACGAGGTGACGCCCGCCCTGTTCGCAAAAGAGCTGAATGCCGGGAGCGGCAATATCACCGTGTGGATCAATTCACCGGGCGGCGATGTGTACGCCGCAGCACAAATCTACAACATGCTCATGGAGTACAAGGGCGATGTGACCGTGAAGGTGGACGCGCTGGCGGCATCCGCAGCGTCCGTCATCGCTATGGCGGGTACCACGGTGCTGATGTCCCCACCAAGTTTAATGATGATCCACAATCCGATTACAGTAGCAATCGGGGATTCCAAAGAAATGCAGAAGGCGGGGGAGATGTTAAATGAAGTGAAAGAAAGCATCATGAACGCCTACGAGATCAAGACCGGGATGGACCGCAAGAAGATATCCCACCTCATGGATGCGGAATCGTGGTTTAACGCGAAGAAGGCCGTGGAGCTTGGCTTTGCGGACGGCATCCTGCATGAAGGGGAAGGTACGGAAGAAGATGCAGAGGGGCTGATGTTCTCCCGCACAGCGGTGACCAATTCCCTTCTGACCAAGCTGATTCCGAAAAAGCCGGAGGCAAAGGTACCCATAGAGCAACTGGAAAAAAGGTTGCAACTGTTATCACATTAAATTTATGGAGGGAAATGTTTATGAGCAAGATTTTAGAACTGAGGGAAAAACGGGCAAAGGCATGGGAGGCGGCAAAGAAGTTCCTCGACAGCAAGCGCGGCGAGGACGGGCTGCTTTCCGCAGAGGACACCGCCGCCTATGAGAAGATGGAAAAGGAAGTGGTGGATCTTGGGAAGGAGATCGAGCGCCTGGAGCGGCATTGACGCGGAGCTGAATAAGCCCACCTCCGAGCCGATTACCAACAAGCCCAATAACCATCCCGATGGGGAGGAAAAAACGGGCAGGGCGACTGACAATTACAGGAGGACGTTCTGGAACGCCATGCGCAGGAAGAACTTCTTCGATGTGGAGAACGCCCTGCAGGTGGGGACGGATTCCGAGGGCGGCTACCTTGTGCCGGACGAGTTCGAGCATACACTGGTGGAGGCACTGGAGGAAGAGAACTGTTTCCGGGGACTTGCCACGGTGATCCAGACCTCCAGCGGCGACAGGAAAATCCCCGTGGTGGCGTCCAAAGGCGAGGCATCATGGATTGACGAGGAAGGGGCATACCCGGAATCGGATGATTCTTTTGGGCAGGTCTCCATCGGCGCATTTAAGGTGGCGACCATGATCAAGGTATCGGATGAACTGTTAAATGACAATGTATTCAACTTGGAGGCTTACATCTCCAGAGAGTTCGGGCGCAGGATTGGAACCAAGGAGGAGGAAGCCTTTTTCATTGGGGACGGAAAGGGCAAGCCCACGGGTATTTTAAATGCCACAGGCGGCGCTTCCGATGGCGTG